CGTTGGTAGCTCAGCTGGATAGAGTGACTGACTACGAATCAGTAGGCCGGGGGTTCGAGTCCCTTCCATCGCACCAAGTAAAATCCCACGATTGACCGTTGAAAATACGGTGTAAATCGTGGGATTTCTTGCTTTATATAGCTGTCAAAATGGCTGGAATGTGCCTTGCTTGTGCCTTATTGCTCAAAAAATGCCTTGCCGGAGTGCCTTACAGCGTGCCTTGCGCTGGATGCCCGGCGGGGCGGGTGTTTTCGCCTGTTCATCGCCTGTTTGGGGCGAAGAAAAAGCCTGTCCGGTGTGTAGCCGGGCGGGCTTTCGTGCTGTCTGTGGGTGCTGTGGCTCTATCGTGGGTCATGCACTCTGGGCGGTGGGCTTCTCTTTTTCAGTCTTGGCAAGGTAGTTGTAGGCCATGCGGCAGACACCCTCCTCGGTGTAGTAGTCCCCCAAGAGGTCCGCAACCTCTGCCCATGTCAGGCAGCGGACAAAGCGCAGACGGAAAATCAGATACAGGCGTGCGTCCTGAATCGTGGAGCAAAAGGCAACGGCCTTATCTCGCTCCTGTTCAGCCTGTTCCTCAAGGTAGGTGATTCGTGCATCCATGTCGGCGATCTCAACGGCCAGCCTCCCGGTGCTGTCTTTCACGCCGGATGCGTGGGGCATACCGTTCAGTGAGGGTGCAGCGGGTTCGGCTTGTTCGCGCAGGAACTTCAAAGCCTCACGGTTCTTTTGGATGGTCTCATTCAGGTGGAAGTAGCGAGAGATCTCTGTGAGTGTCATTGTTTCCCCTTTCATCAATTCGACTGCGCCTATTTTACCACAGAAGAAACCAAGAATCTATCATAGAACGATGAAAAACACCCTCTGCGGCCGTTTGTGGGTTGTCAGAGGGTGTTTCTGTCACTGTTCGATGGTCTGTGCCTTGCGCTTCCGCCGGGCGCGTTCTTCCCGGATGCCCTGCACCCTGCCAGCGTTCCAAAGGGCGGTGATAAGCCCCATGAAGCGATATGCGCCTGTTAGGCCAAATTCATTGGGGACTTCTGTAATGGCGTTGAAAAGCTGACTCACTTCCTTGAGGGTCTGGGACGAACTCCACAGCCACGACATTTTCACGGCTTCTTCTGCGGTAACGGTGGGAATTCTGGGGGTGCAATCAGAGTGCTGCATAGTGTACCTCGCTTTCATAATTCAATTAAAGTGCCGGAAATTTTCTCGGCTGACTGGGTAAAGATAGGGCTTGTAAAGCCCGCTGCCAGCCCGGCGGGGGCTTTACAGTACCTTGGGCGTGTTCGGCATGGCTTCCACTCTCTGGGGCTGCTGCGCTGCATCGTGCAGCGCATGGAGATAGGTCAACAGGCGATCTTTGTCGGCAGCTGACAGGCTGCGGACACGGCAGAGGACTTCTTGCCACTTGGCTGCGGTCATACCGCTGCACCCCCTTCCAGCAGCTTGGCCACGCTCTTGCCGGCCTTTGCTGCGGCTGCATCCAGTGCGGCCAGCTTCCACAGAAAGCCGGTGTCAACCTTGGCGGTCAGGCTCTCGCCATTGTGGATCGCTGCCACGGTGTAGCCCTGCTGGGCGTACTGCTGCCGGATCCAGCTCTGCGGGGTCTGGTTCAGGTGGTCGAGCGTGTTCATCCGGCCACCATCCAGCACGATGCTTTCCCTGTGCAGGGTGCGGGGCTTTGCTTCCCGCTGGTCGATGTACTCCACCTCAAAGGCGTGCAAGCTGATTTTCTTCTCCAACTTCATGGTCATATCCTCCCATCATTCCCGGCGGGCTTCCATCTTCCCGCCGGGGGTCTCTGCTCGTGTTACAGGGCTTCCAGCGGCTGCACCTGCGATGCACCGAAGAACGATGCCCGGTAGGTCTGGCCGTCTCCCCTGCTGCTGTGGATCAGCACCGCCTGAAACAGAGCCTTTGCACCATGCTCCACCATGTACCCGGCGGCTTTCCAGCCTGCCCAGGTGTTCACGGGCTCGGTGATCCCGGCGGCCTGCTGGGCTTCCTCGATGCGCTGGGCGTTGACCGGAGCAGCCTTTGCGCTGTTCCATGCCCGGTGCAGTGCTTCGGCAAAGCTGCTCACACCCTTGCGGTACAGCTTCCACGCCTTGTGCATAATCTCGGAGAGATTGTACTTCTTCATACTGTCCTCGCTTTACTTTGCGGGTCAGCTCCTGTATAATGGGCTTGACCCTGTTGTGGGTTTGGCTCGGTGGTTCGTTGGTAGCGGTCGCCGGGCCATTTTCTTTTATACAGCTTATCAGGAAGTGGGTTACTGTCTTAGCTGGCGTTCTGCTCTTGCGCTCCCGGTACATCCTTCGCCCCTTGCCTTCCGATCGTGCTTCCCTTGCTGTGTCTATATTATAGCACTAATATCTCGTGCATTCTATTGACGAAATGCACGAATATCAAGTGCTGTTACTGTGTATATTTGAACTTGATTCTAGTGCAGCTTCTGGATATAATAGAAAGGGATAGAAAGGAGTGAAAGCACATGGCGATACAGTATAAGGCTGATGTTTTGGCATTGCTGAAAGCGGCTGGGTATCCATCAACCAGAATCCGAGCAGAAAAGCTGCTGGGGCAGTCCTATGTTCAGCAACTGCGAAAGGGTGAATTGATTTCATGGGCTGCGCTGAACACGGTTTGCCGCTTGCTCGACTGCCAGCCGGGTGATCTGCTGGAGTATGTGGCCGATGAGATTCCGAACGCTGAAACAATAGCAGCCATCAAGGAACTGGACAACGGCGGCGGTGAGCATTTCACAGGCTCAACAGAAGAACTTTTCAAAAAGATTCTCAGCGAACCTGATGAAGCTACCGGGAAATGACGATTTTTTGTCGTTGAATCGTTCTGCACTTTATTTTGGGGCTTGACAAAGGCCCGCCCATCGGGTATAATGCCATCAATGAAACCCGACCGGCCTCTCAACGATGCGCATTAGGTCGGGTATTTTTTTGTTTATAAGACATTGGAAGTGAAACCATGCCAACAACAGACCAAACAAAACCGTTCAAGAGCTATGATGAACAAATCGCGCTGCTTCGTGAAAGAGGGCTTATCATCACAGATGATGTCTATGCCCGCGATGTCTTGAAGCGGATGAACTATTATCGGTTCAGTGCGTACTCGCTGACGCTGCGAGAGAATGACCGATTCTTTCCAGAGGTCACGCTTCAGGATATGGTGGCTCTTTACGACTTTGACCAAGAGTTCAGGAGCATCATTTTCAAGTATGGTGCAGTCGTTGAAACTGTGGCCAGAGCGTACATCGCCTACTATCATGCTCGGCAGCATGGCCCCATTGGCTACCTGAATAACCAGAACTTTGAAAGCGAACAGTATCACGCCGTATTTCTGAGCACTCTGAACCGTGAAATTTCTCGCTCAGATGAGCCGTTCATTGTCCATCACAAAAGAGATAAGCGGGGCGTGTATCCGCTTTGGGTAGCTGTTGAGGAAATGACATTCGGCACACTCTCGCTGTTTTATAAGAACATGCTGGAAGCAGACCGCGAGGGCATTGCACAGGAGTATTACGGCCGCAAGTCGATTTATATTGAAAACTATCTGCAGTGTGCTGTTGTGGCTCGGAATATCGCCGCTCATGGTGGTCGTTTCTATAACCGCACCAGACTCAGCCCGGCGGTCAAGCTGCCGTTGGTTATGCGCCGTGCACATGTGGATAACAGCTCTCCGTTTGCGTACTTCTATGCAATCTTTGAGCTGCTGCCGGATGCCGAAAAATTTAACCTCATCCGCGCAATGGAAAAGCTGTTCAAGAAGTACCCGGCGGCGGAGCCGTCCCGAATGGGCTTCCCAGTAAACTGGAAGGCGTTGTTGAATCTTCCAAGTGAACCGGAAGAAGCAGATACTTAATCCGCCAGAGGACGGAACAGGCAGCCGTCACCCTTTGTTTGGAGATGCGGGAAGCGTCACCCCGCCTGGCAATAGGTCGTTGCAGAGATGCAGCGGCCTTTTGTTTTTGCACCATGCAGGAACCGCCCGCCGGGGCTGTCAAAGCGCGGGTAGAGCCACGGCAAGGAAAACACCCACAGAAAGAAGCAAAGCCCTCAGACACGCGCTGTCGTGGTCTGGGGGCTTTGTCATGCAGCGATTTTGTTGAGGTCAACAGAATCGTGTGGCTGAAGTGCAGCTCCCGGCGGGTGCTGCACGGTCAAAGGGTTTGGGATGCTGCCCAACAAGTCCTTGCAAGGCAAGGGGCTTTGTACATACAAAGACACTGCTTGCAGCGCCTATGGTGGTACCACGGCGCACTGCTTGCGAATGCAAGGCACATCATGCGTATGCTCTGCGGAATTTATCGTGCTCCGCTTCTTCGACAACGTCGAGGATGTACTCCCGCATATCGTTATCGTGGGAAGTTAAGAGGCTTTCAAACTGTTGTGTGTCAGACACGCCAGAGAAGTTGTAGACCGGGGCGAAGTTGATGGAGATCGGACTGCCCTCGGAAGGTGTGAAGTCGGAAGGTGTGAAGCTGGATGCCGGCACAACTTCCGCCGGGGCAGCGGTGTTCGCGGTGAGTGCTTCATACTCGTTGTACACTGTCCAGTCATGGCAGAGCGTCTGCATGGAATCCTCGGACAACCCGGCGGCTTGCTGAATGGCTGCAAAGTCAAGGGCGTTTTTGCTGACGATTTGCGTAAACTTCTGCGCTTCATCGAACGCTGCACGGGTCTCCGGCGCAGTCAGCACGGTTTCGCCGCCGTTGAAGTAGACCAGCTCCGGGCCTTTCTCGCCGACGATGGCAAAGCCGGGCGCAGCGGATTCCGTGCCGACTGCATAGCCAGGGATGTTGCTGCTGTAGCTACCGCCTGCTCCTGCCAGTGCGGTGGAAGCAGCGGAGGCGATTTTGAAGAATACGCTCTGAACACGGGGGAGCATCCCCTCTGCGCCATCCACAAAACCCTGAATGGTGGCTTGAGCGCTTTCCTTGGCTTCGTCGCTGAGGTTCATGTCTGCCACGCTGTCGGCCACGTTCTGCGCAATCTCGTCCATGGCATTACTCATGCCGGTTTCGAGGTCGGCCATGCTCTCGCTGGTAGTTTTCTGCGCCTCCTGCAGTTCCTGATAGTTCTGAACCATCTTGGCAAGGTCAGCGTCAGAGGCCGATGCCATGCCGGCAATGGCGTTTACAGAATCCTTGCTGCCATCGGCAAAGCTGGCAATTACGGCACTCAGACCGTCAATGTCAGCGGCGCGGGCATTCAGGCTCTCAAGATTCTGGTTGTAGCTGTCCCAGTAGGTGATCTGGCTCTCCAGTGCGGAGTTGATGCTGGATGCAGAGGTGGCAACGATTTTTTCAGCAGTATCCCACAGGTCATACTGTCCGCTGACGCTCTTCAAAGCTGCATCGTAGGCCTCGTTATAGGCCGAGATGATGCCCTGAATATTATCTTGGGCAGCAGACAGGGCGTTGGCAACATCTTCAGCACTGTCTGCGGCAGAATCCTGTGCATCTGCCATGCCGTTGATTGCGGTCGCTGCTTCCTGATACTCGGTCTGGGCAGCGTCTACTGCTTCCTGATCCTGTGCTATCGCCTCGGTGTAGTTCTCTACCTCTCTCCGGGCAGTCACAAGGTCTGCCGAATAGCTGAGGTATTCGCTGCGCAGCTGCTGCACATCCTCGCCCATGGAACGCCAAGGAATGTCCTGAACAGTGCCATAGGTCAGCTTAAACTGCTCGTCCGTCATGCCGAGGATGGCAAGCAGCTTATCATAGCTGGTAGCCATGCCGGCATTGGATTTCTCAACCTTGGCTTTTGCAGCGTTCAGCTTGACCTCGTTCTCTGCGCTTTCGCTTAGCACGTCCCGGTATTTCTCATACAGAGTGTTCAGATAGTCCTGCCGGGCTTGCGCCTTTGCATCGGCTACATAAGCATCTGTGTGCTGGCGCAGGGCTTCGGTGCCGCCCTTGATGGAATCTGTTTCAAGGTCAATGTCATCAGCCAGACCGGGCACCAGCGCAGACAGGCGGGCAAGGGTATCGTGATACTCGGTGTTCCCGGCGGTGTTGCCGCCAGTAGCCGCCTCGATGGCCTCCAGCTTGCTGATGTACTGGTCGGCAACGCTGGCAGTTGCCTCCATGCCGGACAAGGTGGTGTCATAGTCTGTGCCAGCCTCTTTCATGGCATTGCCCATGTTATGAGCCGCGGTTGTCAGTTCCTGCACAGAGGGAACTGTATCGTTAGCAGCAGAGGAAAGCAAAGCTACGACTGCTGCCACACCGCCGGCAGCCAGAGCAGCGGTGCCCAACACAGGCACAACGGTAGTCAGAGTAGGTGCAAGCGCCTTGCTGAGCTTAAGTGCAGCATTTACGGCGGTGATGGATCCGGCCAGACCTCCCAGCGTGACCGTCCCGGCGGCGATGCCCTTGACCACGCCGGGGTTTTCCTCGACAAAGCCCTGCATCCAGCCCAGAACCTGCGCGCCAACATCGTACAGACCGGACATGGCGGGGGTTAAATCCTCGCCGATGGCGATTTTCAGGCCGTCAGCTGCGGACTGCATCAGAACCAATCTGCCGTTCATGTTGTCCAGCATGGTGCCGGCCATTTTGTCGGCAGACCCGGCGCAGTCGTTCAGGGCAGCGGTGTAGTCTGAGAACGACTGCCCGCCCTCGGCTGCGGCTTCGCTGCACCCGGCCATGATGGTTTGCAACTTGGAATACTGGTTCGTGCCAGCGATGGTCTTGGCAAGGTTGGCCTGCTCTTGGTCGGTCAGGTCGCCCCAGACCACGGCAATCCCGGTAAGGATGCTGGACAGGGACTGCATATTGCCCTGTGCATCGTAGATGTTCACGCCATAGTTCGCCAGCTCGTCACCGCACTTTTTCGTGTTGGTGGCAAGGCGGGTGAAGATGGCGTTCAGGGCTGTGCCAGCCTCGCCGCCCTTAACACCGGCATTGGCCATGGTAGCCAGAACTGCGGTGGTTTCCTCGACAGAGTAGCCGAGGGAGGTGGCGGTGGATGCACACGCCTTGTATGCCTCGCCCAACTGGATCACATCCGTGTTGGAGTGAGCCATAGCGTAGGCCATCACATCAACAAAGTGTGTGGTGTCCGAGGCTTTCAGGCCGAAAGCGGTCAGGTAGTCGGTAACAATGTCGGATGCCTGCGCCAAGTCCATGTTGGCGGCAGCAGCCAGATTCAGCACCGGGCTGATGCCCTCCAGCATGGACTGGGTGTTCCAGCCTGCCAGAGCCATGTAAGATAGAGCGTCCGCAGATTCACCAGCGGTGAATTTCGTGGTCGCGCCCATCTCCTTAGCCTTGTCGGACAGGGCTTCCAGTTCATTGCCGGATGCCTCGGACAAAGCTTCGACGTTGCTCATGGATGCTTCAAAATCGCCTGCGGTGCTGATGCAGTCCATGTATGCGTCTTTGATTTCGCCGAGGGCTTTTGCGATGCCAGCCGTGGCGAGCACAGATTCAACAGCATCGATGGCTTCAACTGACTTCTTTCCGAAGTCGGTTGCGCCCTCTGCATCCTCGTCCATGGTCTTTTTGAGGTCAATCTGCTGGTCTTTCAGCTTATCGACCTCGGTTTCCAGCCGGGTGGTTTCTGCTGTCAGCTGTGTAGTGTCCACACCAGCTTCCCGCAGGGTGGTCCCGGTGGCAGCCAACCGCTGTTCATAGGTATGCAGGGAGGTCGTAGTCTTGTCGATCTGCGCCTGCTTGGAAATCAGCTTGTTTTCCAGCGCAGAGGAATAGCCCTCGGTCTCCTGAATCTCTCTCTGGATGTTGTCGTACTGCTGCTGCAACACGGCCAGCCGCTGCTTGGTGGAGTCAACGGCCTGCTGTTGCTTCTGGTACGCAGTTATGTCGGACTGCACTTTGTTCAGCTGCTGGATGCGGTTCTGCGTTTCCACAAGAGCAGACTGCGCAGCCTTGAAGGTGCTGGAGAAGTTGCTGTTCTGTTTGGCGGACAGGTTGAACAGCAACTCCCATTCTTTTCGAGCCATAAAATCCCTTTCTCTTGCCATATTCGATTGTGCTGCACCCGGCGGGTGCAATTATGCCCCTCACCGCGGCAAGAACGGCGAGGGGCATAATTCTATCAGGGAGTGCGGTCAGAATCCTTTTGGGGCTCACCCCCTTCCTTTCTCTGCTGGTAGGCGGCCCATGCTGCGTCCAGCTTGGCCTCGCCATCCGGCATAGCCATGATCTTGAGATATAACCGTTTACAGCCTCGTGCAAGTCTGGCAGTGTCCTCCGGTGAAATCTCATCAAGGTGAATACGAATATCGTTGTCCATAGTTTGCCTCCTAGCATTATGGTGTACAGATTGCACTAGAATGGCGTAACGAAATGCTAAAATTTTCGTACTCTAACTGAGTGAGATTCGGGGTCGACGAGCCCGCTAAGGGCTAGGGTGCCCGTTCACAGTACCTTGAGGGGCGCGGGGCTTGAGGTGGGCTGCCGGGTGTGATAGAATGGCTGCGGGATGTGGTCTGTCAATCGCTCCCGCTTGGCTGCCTTGCGAGTTCGCTGCTTGCATGGCGGCCTTTTGTTTTGCCCTATGGTCTGCCCTTTGTTTGCCGGAACGGAAAGACGATGCTGTTTGCCGGCCGTTTTGCGTCCGAGGTGATGATCTCTTGGGCGGCTTGCAGAGCCTCATACCCGCCGGGCAGAGCGAGGATACAAGCGTACAGCTGCATAAAGGCAACGACCAACTGTGCAACATACTCTTGTGTGATACCCTGCGGCGGGGCGTTGCCGGGTTGCTGCGGTGTGCCGGAATTGGGATTGCTCATGTGGTTGCCTCGCTCTCGCTGCCTTTATAGTTCTGATGGCGTGCGGCTCGGTATGCCTCCAACTCGGCCATGAGCTTCGGATCCTGTTGGAACCGCTTGTGGAATCCGAGAAACACGCAGCCGATTCGCTCTGCGACTTCTGGCGGGATCTCGTTCACATTGACATGAATGTTGGTATTCATCTGTGCCTCCTGTTTTTTCGTGGCGATTTTCGTTTTCTGTCAGGTAGTCGACTTCATCAGAGCGCGCATATTGGCCGTTTTTTGTGCTGCTGCTTGCTGCCGTAGGTTCTCACCCGCAAAACAGATGGGGCTGCACATGGACAGCAATCGGTCATAAATGCGGGCGTGAGCCACGTCCTGTGGATTCTTTAAGTCCGTTAAGGTCAGGTTCGTGGTGACGATCAGCGGCTTTTTGCTGCGGTAGCGAGCGTCAATGATGTTATAGACCTGCTCCAGCGCATACTCAGTGCCGCGCTCGATGCCGAAGTCGTCAATAATGAGCAGCGGATAGCTGCACAGCCTGTCCACCATATCGTTCCGACCAGAAAAGCTGTTGCTCAGGTCGTTCAAGATGCTGGCAAAGTTGGTCATTCTGACGGAAACCTCTTGCTCCATCAGAGCGTTCGCAATGCACCCGGCAAAGAAGCTCTTGCCCGTGCCAACACCGCCCCAGAGAAGCAAGCCAATGTTTTTGGTACGTACTTCTGCCCACTTGTCAACGTATCGGTGGGCGTGCTTCATCTGCAGGTTGCGGCCGTTATCGTTCGCAAATGTCCAGTTGCACATTTCAGTATCAGAGAATCCATCCGATTTCAGGCGGTGAACCAGACCGAGGTGCTTCTGCTCGTTGATGATTGCTTCCTGCTTCTCTCGTTCCACCCGGCGGCATTGACATTCTACCGGGTGGCGGTCTCCCAGAATCGGCACTCGCTTGTGCCCCTCAAAAAAGGCTTGCTTTGGGGTGTTACACTTTCCGCAGTACAGCAGACCATCTGCGCCGAAGTAGTCTTCCGGCTGTGGTGTTCCACCGCTGCGCTGGATCAGTGCGTTGATTGCTGTTTCGGTTTTCATAAACTTTCACCGTCCTTGTAGCTGTAATCAGGTAGGCCACCACTACGAGGCGGCTTCTGTCGGCTTTTATCTCGTGCAGCCCAGTTGCGCAGGGTGGCTGCATGGTTATTATAGCGTTTCCCTTTCGACTCCATGTAGGTTGACAACTGCTCAATGAGGCTGTCAACATTCGGGATGTCCTTGCGGAGTTTTTGGTACTCCTCGGCGGTCAAGAAAACATTGCCGTAAGAGCCATATTTTTGACGAGCGGGCTTTGTTCTCTCTTTAGTGTTAACTCTTATAGTTCCACTCTTATAGTTAGTGGTCGGAAATCCGACTGATGGTTGGTCGGTATTCCGACTGTCTGTCGGTCGCTTTTCCGACTGTTCATGGGTCGGTTTTCCGACTGACTGTGGGTCGGTATTCCGACCATTCGGCAGCTTCACATAGATGGTATTTGGAGCACCAAAGTTCCGCTTGGTCTCAATCAACCCTGTCACTGTCAGCTTTCGCAAAGCCGCTTTTATGACGGTCTGCCCCTTGCGAAGATCCTCAGACAGATTTTCGATGGAGTAGAAGATGTAGATGCGGCCATCTTCATCTATCCAACCGTTTTTCTCTGAAAGAGTAGTTCGGCTGTAGAGTGCTGCATAGACGAGCGCATCTGTCAGATTCAGATCCCCGCTCATGTCAAGCAGAAAAGAGGGGTAAAGAAGAAATGGCGGGCGTTCGGTGTCTTTGGTCAGATAGGCAGAGATAGCGTATCACCCCTTCCTGTTCGGCTGCATGGCTGAAAAAGATGCTTTGTGCCATGTCCTTACCTCCCGGCCACCCGGCGGATACCGCCCACAGCTTCACCCTGTTCCGCCGGGATGGGGTCACCTCGCTCAAAATACTGGGCCAAGCTGTTCATATTCACGAGCCAGCGGTGACCGGCCACAACGTACCGGATCTTGCCTGTCCGGCAGAGGGTCCGAATATAGGTCGGCGGTAGACCGTAGATGGCGGCAGCGTCCTTCACGGTTTTCATGACCGGGTATCGGATTAAATCTCCCATTCGATGCACCTCCTTGGTGTTACTTGAAAGTTGATTCTTGATGCCGTGTCAGCAGTAAAGCACAAATCGAAAAATAATGCAATACCGCCAAATTCTGATTGAAAATTGATGCCATGAACCATTGTTGAAATGAAGTCCTTTGCGTCAAAATCCATCTGGTGTCATCTGGTGATATCCAGTGTCACGCTTTGCAACGGATTACCTTGTTTTGCAATAGATTTACAGAGGGATGCCCACCTGATTTATGGATAAATGCTGCTGATTTTGCACATCAATAAATATTGATGAAATTGATTCATCAATACAATGAATGAAAGCGATTATGACTTGGCCGAAGAACTAAGCTGCTGAATGATTTGGAGGATTGCGGCCTTATCATCATCGGGAAGCTCCCGGCGGAGTTTTCTGGAAAAAGTTCCATCGGTCACACCGATAGCCTCGGCAACCTGCCAGAGAAAAACGCCAGCCGATGCAGCGGCCTCCCGGATGTCTTTGTTTGACTGCGCCTGTTTTAACATAATATCAACCTTTCTTCTCGTTGACGTTGACAATAGAACGTCAACAAGATATAATTTTGGGTGAACAAGCCTTGTTGCTGTTCTCGTTGATGTAATTATAAACTTTTGGAGAACAAAAGTCAATAAAGTTCTCTAAAACGGAACAAACGGAGGCGAATAGCTGTGGCAGTAGAGGAAAAGCGAAATATAAACGAAGATTTTGGAAACAGACTAAGAGAAATCATTGAAAAGAGAAAGAAAGAAACAGGACAGAATCTTCGGGCTGTGGCAAAGGATTTGGATGTGTCGCTTGGTGTCCTGTCAGATTGGCAAAACGGAAATAAGACCCCACGAGGGGATTCTATTGCGAAGCTTGCCAAGTATTTTGGTGTATCAGCGGATTACCTGTTGGGTTTGACGGAAGCCCAAACAGTAGACACAGATTTAAGGGCGGTTGCTGATTATACGGGACTGACGGAAAATGCGATTTTGGCGCTCAAAGATTCGGAAATGTTTGAGTGTTACGATAGAAGTCAAAAGAAAATATTGTCTGATATGCTTTCAGATGAAAGCTGTTTGCACCAAATTGTAAATAGCATTTATCTTTACTTGAAAGCAACTGAAGAACAGGTGCATGAAGCAGAGGAACTGTTGAAAGGGGAGGCGGAATTGGATTTAAGAGGTGCTGATTCATCAGATATGGAACTTTGCCTGTTCAGAGCATCAAGAGCGGTCGAAGACTATATGAAGCATCTGAAGCATGAAAAACTGAAAGAACTGTCTGTTGAGGTGGATATAGAAAATCTGTAAAGCAGAAATGCTGATGCGAGGAAAACAGTATGGCGAAAATCATAAAGCGCACAAAGAAAGATGGCACCTGCTCCTACTGCATCCGGGTCTCCAACGGCTATGATCGGCAGGGCCGTCAGGTGCTGGTAAACCGCACCTTCACTCCACCGCCGGGCTTGACCGGGAAGAAGCTGGAAAAGGAACTGCAGCGTCAGGCAGATGCCTTTGAACAGGAAGTGCACAGCGGCATTTCGCTGGATGCGTCCATGAAGCTGGATGACCTGATAGAGCGATGGTTCACCGAGTACGCAGACCGCCAGCTGAAGCCAAAGACGGCCACCGAGTACAGAAAGCTGGTGCCGCGTGTGTCGGCGGCTTTGGGTCACATGAAGGTCAACCAGATACGCCCGGCGCACCTCATGGCGTTCTATGCGAACTTGTCAGAGGGCGGAGTGCGTCAAGATTCCACCTATACGGCAACGGCTGCGCTGCTGAGGCTGCTGCCGAAAGGCCAGCGGGCAAGGATCCGGGAGGACGCAGGGGTGGGTGAGGAAACCATGCGGGGGCTGTGCAGCGGCAAGCCGGTCAGCCATAAGACCGCCGAGAAGGTGGCCGATGCCGCCGGGCTGCCCCTGTCCAAAGCCTTTACCGAGAAGGTCAGGGCGGGCGGTAAGCTAGGCGGCAACACGCAGCTGCACTATCACCGCTTCTTGTCCAGTGTGTTTGAAAAGGCGGTCAAGTGGCAGTTGATTGATGAAAACCCCTGTCGGCGCACAGAAGCTCCCAAAGCGGCAGAAATCGAAGTGGAAGCATTGCAGGAAGAGGACGTTGCAAAGCTGCTGGAAGCCCTGCAGGACGCGCCAGCGCAGTACAGCGTTATCACACAGCTGGCCTTGCTCACAGGTGCCCGCCGGGGCGAGATATGCGCCTTGCGCTGGTCGGACATTGACCTTGACGCGGGTGTGATCTCCATCAACAGGACAGTGCAGAACATCGCCGGGCGCGGCACGGTGTTCACAGCACCCAAGACAAAACGCTCCCGGCGGTGCATCAAGATAGGCCCGGAGTGTGTACAGCTGCTGCGCGAGTACCGCCAGCACCAGAAGGCTGAACGGTTCAAGGTTGGCTCCGAGTGGGTGCGCCGGGTGGAGATCGAGAACGGCAAGACAGTGGACAACGACCTGCTGTTCACTCGCTGGAACGGTCAGCCGTTCGACCCCAATGCGGTTACAAGCTGGTTCCCGGGCTTTCTGGCCACCCATGATCTCCCGGCGGTTCACTTCCACAGCCTGCGCCACACCAACGCCAGCTTGCTGATAGCGGCTCATGTGCCGGTTACAACGGTTTCGGGCAGACTTGGCCACGCAAAGACCAGCACCACCACAGATATTTACGCCGGGTTCATCCGTTCCAGCGATGCGGCAGCAGCGGACGCGCTAACGGATGTTTTTAGTCGTATCAAGGAAAAGACCCACGCATAACGAAAGACGGCTCACAGGGGCGTTTCTGCCGCCCTCGTGAGCCGTCAACTTTTTTGCCTTCTTCACGGTGTCCGTTTTATAGGATTATATGCCCTCTGGAAAATGCCTTAAAAGTGCCTTGTTTTACAGAAACAAAGAGAAACAAATGTGCACGAAGAAAAGCAAAAACAACGATGAATCTATATAAATGGCAACGACCAGAAACGTGAAAAAACGTATAAAGGCCCTCTACGAATCAGTAGGCCGGGGGTTCGAGTCCC